CAAGGTGCTGTTGAAACTTTTGCTAGAGAAACTGCACGTAATGTAGGAATGGATGTTGTAAGAGGAGGAGTAGCACAATATATGCAGGGAGACCCAGACCCAAGTGGCACACCTCTTCCGGGTGGTGGTTTAGAACGTGCAGCAGGTTCTGACCCGCTTAGAATTTATGCTTCTGAAAATAATATTGATGCTGCTTCTATTTATAATCAAACTTTATATGGTAATTCAGACCCTAGTAGCGTATATGGTGCAGATTTATTTAGTCAAGCTACTGTCGAGGTAACAGCATAATGGGAAAACCAACAAGAGAAGTAAGACCTATCATATCTAATAATCTTAGTGAAGCTGCAGGTTTAGCAGTTCTTGACGGATTAGATGCTGGATTTGATATAGAAGATATAGTACCTGATAAAGGTCCTCAAATAAGAGGAGAGGCTAAATTTAGTCAAGAAGGATTAGATGAAGTAACTAATTTATCAAGTCAAGGTAGACCAATCCCGGGACAAAGTTTAACTAATAATCCTGATAATAAATATCCTTGGGAAACTCCTCCTACATTAACTAATCCACGTGAAGCATTAGATGTTATTGTAGCTGAAATACTACAACCAGAAGCTGTTAAAAATATTGTAAATGCTTTATCTAGAGGAGCTGCTATAGCTGATTTAGGTAGTGCTATTTTATATGCTAAATTTATTGAAGGAGATATAAATCCTGATACTATGATGTTATTGGCAGAGCCTGTTATGTATGTATTAATGGCTATAGGTGAAGAGGCAAACATTAAATACAATATTGAAGGTAATGATTTAGATGAGTTTGATAACGAAGATGAGGAAGAAGAGTTAGAAAATAAAATTAATGAGTTTAGAACTGCTGTTTCAGATATTAAAAATAAAACTACACAAAAATTAAAACCAACAGTAGATGAAAGTGTAGTGCCTAGAAATATATTAGATAAAGTTAAAGAACAAGGAACAGAAATTAGAAGTTTGTTAGATAAAGGAGAAGAGTAATGGCAGATTATGAAAGTGGATTTAAGCCAATAGTAAGCGGCTCAGATTATTTAGATAGTTCAGAATACGGTCAAGTCGCTGGTGCTTTATTAGCTAGAGGAAGAAAACAAGATAAAGACGATATTAAAAGAACTTTAGTAGGTTCAGCCATTTTAGAATTTATTGGAGCTGCTCAACGTGGTCAAAAACAAGATGTAGTAGATGCAATTTCAAATTTAAAAGAAGATTATACTTTAGACAGAGCTAGTAGAGAAGCAGAATATAATAGTGATTTAGCAGTAGAAAACAGAAAAAGATTAAGAATGTATGAACAAAATCCAGAAAGAGCAGTAAGAGAATTAGCTAGAGAATTTTATAATAACGATGATATTATTTCTAAAAGAAACATGAACTTTCAAATGAGAGGTAAGATAGTAGACCCAGATGTTAAAAAATTAGATGATGTTTTTTATCAGAAAAAATTAAAAGATGCAGAAAACTTTTTTACACAGATTCAAGATAATCCAATGTATAGTACTTCTAACTTTTTACAATATAATAAAGTTTATCATAATGAATATAAATCAGCTTTAAAAGCTATTAAAGATGACCCAACTAAAAAATCATTATTTATGGCTGCTGTAGGTAAAATATTTCCTAAAAAATTTGATGCTACTAGAGCAGATTTAGATAACGCTTTTGAAAATGCAGATGAAAAAATAGTAGATAAGAGAAAAGAACAAGAAAAATTAGTTACTAAAATATCAAAAATTGAAAAACTATATTCTAAAGATGAAGCTTTAGATTATGTATTTAATACTTTTTCAGAAAACGCACAAGTCAGTGATAAGTTATATGAACAAATTTTAAATGATGTAAATAAAAAACCTGACAATTTAAAAATATCAGAAAATGAAATATTTGGCATAGCTTTATCAAGACAAGTTTTAAATCCAGATAATTTAAATATAGTTCAAAAAGAAGTAAATTCAGCAATTCAATTATTTAATGCTGGTTATACTAGAAACTATGGTGAAATACCTACTGAAGGTTCAGAAAACTATCAAGATTATGTAGATGCGAAAAGTGATTATTTAGATATAAATGTTTTTAAAGTAGACCCAATAACTTCTCAAGTAAATAGACTTGTAAAACGATTAGAAGCTACAGAAGAAGGAACTAAACAATATCAAGTATTAACAGCTCAATTAAATAAATTGACAAAAGATGAACAAACTAATTCTATTATTAGAACCACTTTAACATACCTTATTGACCCAGAACAAAGAGAGATTTTAAAAGTTGATATTGAAAGAGAAAGTCAGAAAGATAATCCTTTGTATACCAATATTTATGATTGGTTTGCTTATACAGTTAAAGCTCAAAAAGATGCAATAGATTATTTTAATCAACAATCTTCTCAATAAAATTTATGGCATTAACAACTTTTAAAAATTTATACGGACTTCTTACGGATAAACAAAAGCAAGAACTGAAACGTACTGGTGCAGGTGTTACCAGTCAGGTAGTACGTGAAGGTATAGAGCTTTATAGAATGTTTGATAAACCTACAGAAAAAGAAGTTTTATCTACAGAAAACTTTTTAGAAAATTTGTATTCTAATGTTGTTGGTGCTGAAAATGTTGAAAGAGTTCAACGTGGTGAAAGAGAAGTTGTAACTATTGCTGAACCTGAAAGTACTGCTGCTCAAATAGTAAGAGACATAGGTTCATTTGGTGCTTCTTTAGCAGGTGTTGGTAAAGCTGCAAAACCTTTACAAGCTTTACAATTTACAAAAAAAGCAAAAGCAGTTGCTCCTAAAACTACAAAAACATTAGGCTTTGTAGCAAAAGGTGAAACTGCTGCACAACTATCTTTAAATCCTTACCAAGAAAATTTTGCTAATGTATTAGGTGATATGATTGATGATGATGGTCAAGGGTTTGCTGCGGATATAGAAAAGTATATGTTAGAACCTATTAAATCTAGTCAAGAAAAAACAGAATTAGAAAATAGATTAGGTTTGTTAGCTGAAGGATTAATATTTACTGGAGCTTTTGGTGCAGTGGGTTCAGCTATTCGTAATAGAGAACAAATAAATAAAACATTTTTAAATACTTTAGACAGTATTAAAATAGAAAAACCTGAAGTAGTTGATGCTTTCTTAAATAAAGTAAAAAGAATTAAACGACAAGATAAAGATTTTCGTACCCTAGCTTTACAAAAAAGACAAGAAGCTATTGTTAAAGGAGAACAACAATTGTTTCCTACACAAGATTATAACTTAGGAGACATCGATGCTTTAGATGAAAAAGTTTTAGGATTAAGAAAATTTAGTACTGTTGCTCCTATTAGAAACTTATCAAATTTTATAGCTAAAACTAATCCTTTTACACCTCAAGGTGGGCGTAGTGAGTTATTACATGAAAACTATTTAAAGACTCAAAATACAAAAGAAAAATGGAATGCTACTATAGACCATGTTGGAAGAAACTTAGAAAATGCAATTAATGATATACATAAAGCTGTTGGTGGAAATAAAGAAGACGTAATAAAAGATATAAATAGAATTTTATTTACAGATTTTAGAGTTCCTACAACTATTACAAGTAAAGGTATAAGCATTGGTAAAACTCAACAAAGTGCTTTTGATAAAGAACTTTTAAAATTTCCAGAAAAAGCTAGAAAACCTATAAAAAAAGCTAGAAACTTACAAGACCAACTTTCTAAATTACTTTTAAGAATTGAAAATATTGCACCTGAAGATAAAAAAATTATTCAAGAACAATTAGGTTTTTATGTCAGAGAAAGTTATAGAATGTTTGAAGACAGTGGATATACTCCTTCTATTCAAGTATATAATACTGCAAGAAGATTTGTAAAATCTGAAATAAAAAGAAAAAATCCAGATATAAATGACTTGGAATTAAGATTAGAAGTACAATCAGAAATGGACAAACTTGCTGGAGGAAGAGGACAATTTGCAAATATTTCTAGCGGGTTTGAAAGTTTTGGTAAAATTAAAGAAGGTATCTTAGTTGAAAAACAAGAAATACCTCCAGCTATAAAAGCATATCTAGGAGAAATTACTGACCCTACAGATAAATTATTACTTTCTATGAAAAAAATAGCACAGTTTGTAGAAGATAGTAATTTTCATAATCAAGCTTTTAGAGATGGTAAAGATATTTATTTTCACAAAAAAAATAATGTCCCGGGATTTACTGCACAAATACCAATGTATGAGGGTGTAAAAGTTCAACCTTTTGGAGACTTAGCTGGTTATTATACAACTCCACAACTAGCTGAATATTATACAAAAAGATATCAACAAGGAAGTTCAAAATTAGTAGAAGGCTTACCTCCTATTTTTAAAGAATTTTGGCAGGGTCTTTTATACATAAAAAGTCAAGCACAAAAATCAGCTACCACAAGAAGGGCTAGTACTCACATAAAAAATATTGTCGGTGGTGGTCAAATAACAGGAGCTAACGGTTTTAAATTATTAAATCCTAAAACTATTTCTGAAAGTTTTAAAACTGTATATAGTCAATTAAACAGAACAAGTGATATTGAGCAACAAAGATTTATAGAAGAATTATCTGGTCAAGGTGTTTTAAATAAAAATGCTGTTATAAATGATTTAAAAAATATGAGTAAAGATGCTTCTAATGTATCTGTTTTTGGTACAAAACCTTTACAATATTTAGAATCAAGAGCTAAGAACTCACCTGTAATAAAACAACTTTTAAAAGGTGATGAAAAAGTTACAGAACTTTATATAGCTGAAGATGATTTTTGGAAAATAAATATGTATTTAAATGAAAAAAAACATTTAGATAATTTTAATAAAGCTTTACCTCAAGGACCAAATGCTACTAGATTTGATAAATTTAGATATGATACTCCAGAAAAAATACAAAATGAAGCTGGTAAATTAACTCGTAATGGTTTACCTAACTATGATTTAGTTCCAGATAATTTAAAAGAATTAAGGTCTATTCCTTTTATAGGAACTTTCTTTTCTTTCTTGTCTGAGTCTATGAGATTAGCAGGAACTATACCTAGACAAATAAATAATGAATTTAAAATAGCTAGAGAATTAAAAGATATGGGAGCAGACGAAGCTAGTGAAATTATGAAAAGTAGGGCTATGGATAGAGCTACAGGTTTTACTACTTTTGGTATTGGTGGTAGTGCAGCAGCTACATCAATTGCAAATCTTGCAATAGGAACAGGAGAAGATGTTATTGATAATATTAAACCTTTCTTACCTGAATGGATGCAAAATGATAATGTCGTTTATTCTGTTAATGAAGAAGGTGTTCCTATTGTTTACAATATAACTCCTTGGGATGCTTTTGATTTTCCAAGAAAACCAATTCAAAATTTTATAAACAAAACTGTTAATAAAGATTTAACTGAAGAAGAGTTAAAACAATATGACAATGAATTATTAACTGAAATGTTGACTCCGTTTTTTGGAGAATCTTTAACACAAGAAACTCTTAATGCTTATCTATTTAGAGACGGTGTAAATGCAGATGGAAGACTTTTAAAAAATCCTTTTAATAGGTTAGAAGTATACGACCCAGATAGAGAAGGCGGTAAATTAAATAGCACAAACTTAAAAATAGTAGCTATGAATTTAGTTGAAACATTAGAGCCGGGTACAGTTACAGATACTAGAAAATATTTTAGAGATAAATTTGGAAAAGAAATGACAGCTCTTGACCAAAAAATATATAGAGAAGAAGCCATGTTTAAATGGCTTACAGGTTTTGGAGGTATTCCTTTTAACAAAGAATATGTAGAAAATATTTATTCATTTAAAATTTCTGATTTTAAAGAATCTCAGAAAAAAGCAAGAAATCAAATTTATAGAGCTATTACAGATGAAATGACAAGAGAAGAGTTTGTAAATAATTACTTAACTGCTAATAGAAGTTATTACAAAGACTATAAAAATTTACATACACTAACAGAAGCTGCTCAAAATTTAGATTTAAATATTTTAAAAATTTTAAAAGACAATGGAGTTTCTAAAAGAGATAGAATTTCATTTACAGGAGCTAACAGATATTTTACTCCTTTACAATTAACTGAACAAATGAAACAAGAAATAATAAAATCTCCATCATTAAGACCAGAATATTTTAACATATTAATAGATATAAATGAACTATCTAGAAATTTAAATCAATTACCAGTTCTAGTAGACCCAGTTAATAAACAAGAAATAGAAATTCCTGTGTCTGATGAAATAGATGAAATATTTAAAAATTTAAGAATTCCTAAATCTACAGGAGGACTTATAGAAGGAGAAGATGTTCCTTTTACTAAAGAAAACCCAGCAGATAGAGTTGACCCTTTTACAGGACAACCTTACTCAGCACAGATGGAGGAATTAGGATTAGATGTTTTTCAAGAAAGATAATAAAATGGATATAGAACTTTGCAAAGCTGAAATAAAGAGACACGAAGGCGAAGTGTTAGAAATTTATATAGATAGTCTAGGTTATAAAACTTTAGGAGTTGGACACCTTTGCCAACCTAACGACCCTGAATATAACTGGGAAGTTGGCACACCTGTCACACAAGAAGTTGTAGATATGTATTACGAGGATGACTTTGAAAAGCACTATAAGGAAGCTATACATGTCTTTGGTAGCGAGGAAGACTTTGAAAAGCTACCAGAAGTTATACAAAGAGTGTTAGTAAACATGTGTTTTAACCTAGGAGGTTCAAGACTTTCAAAGTTTCGTAACATGTTGAAAGCTTGTAGAGAACATGATTGGGCAAAGATGGCTGTTGAAATGGAAGATAGTCGTTGGTTTAAACAGGTAGGTAGAAGAAGTATTGAATTACAAAAAATGGTATTAGGAGCCTGAAATGAAGAACGTATTAAAGAACATAGTTGGAGCTGTTGCACCTACATTAGGTACTGCCTTGGGTGGACCAATGGGAGGAATGGCAGCAAACATG